GCTCACCATCGAAACCATCCTCGCCGAGCTCGAGGAAGCCCGCCAACTCGCGAAAACCCTGGAGCAGCCCGCGCCGATGGTGCAAGCCTCGATGGGCAAGGCCAAGGTCGGCGGCCTCATCGTTGACAAGAGGGAAATCGGCGGGGTTGGCGCCTTCGAGGGTATGTCAACCGAGGAACTGGAAGCCTTCATCGCCGAGAAAGAGCGCGCCTTGCAGGCCGTGCAGGACGTGGAAACGGATCGCAGCCGCATGAACTAACTTGCGGCGACAAGTCCACTCATGTATACACTAGGCGATGAGCAGGCGAACCGTCATCAATGTCAGGCTTCCGTCCGATCTGTTGGCGCAGGCCGATGACTACTTGGCGCGACTGCCGCACAAGTCAACGCGGACTGCCTTAATCGAGGACGGGTTGCGGTTGCTGCTGGCGCAAGATATCGCGGAATACCGCGAGAGACTTGTTGCACTCGCCAAGGCCCAGCGGACTCTTTCGGAAAGGCAGCCAGGCCCTGCGCTTGGCCGAGGAAGATTTGGAAGTTGGTCAGCCGGTCAAGGTCAAGTCATCGTCTCCGCTGCCAACGCAGCAAAGCTCTCATTACACACTTACACACTTACTCCCGGTCGCGCTGTCCCGAAAAAGGGCAAGGGCAAGTGACGAACCGGCAGAACGGGTCTATAGTCGCCGACGCGAACATCCGTCCGCTACTGCTGGGGAAGAATGGGAGGAAGTGTTGATCGACGAGCTATTGCAGACAAACGAGGTTTTTGCGATTTTGAAGCATAACGTCGATCGTTTGGACGCCGCGCGCGGGCATGGGGAAGTCGAAGATATTGTTGCGCTATGCGACCGCATTGACCTTACGACCAAGGCATTTAAGCATTCGTGGATAAATGATATGGTGGATCGCGGCCTTCTGCCTAAGGCTGATAAGGTGACTCGTGTTGGGCCGATGATGACAAAGGGATGAACTAGGCGAGACCTTCCTCTTGATGGGCCTTTCTGCGAGAGTTGCAATCTGAACCTTTGGGGGAATGAAGGCTTGCCGAAGGGAAAAGAAGAGATGGCAATCAATAGCGAGGCGTTGATAGCCGATCCATCCTATCTATCGAATATCTTCGACCGTTATCAACGGAGCGATTACGACGGCTTCCCTCCGATGCCAGACGACTTCGCGCCGGTCGTCGATATCTACTTCGCAGCAAGCGGTCCAGGCTGGCTGGGGATCAAGGTGACACACGGACGTGTGGGCATATCTATCGAGCTGGCGCCGAGCCGCTTTGGTAAAATTCCCCAAACGTTCACCAACATGAAAAGAGTGATCTGGACCTATCTCGAAACCGAGCGGCGCAGCGCCGCACAGCCGGATCACCCGCTCATTTCAGCAATGGCAAAAGCGCAAAACCCAAATGGCGGCGGTTGACCGCGACCAATGACATGCGACGGCTGCTTACCAGATTAAAATAATGTCAACCTACCGCGATCAGCTCATTGAAATCGCCAAAGCCAAGCAAGCCCTGGAGGACAAGCATACCCGCGAGCGGCATCGCGGCAGCCTGATGGAGTTCATTCGCGACTTCTGGCACATCCTCGAGCCAGGCCGGCGGATGACCGAGGGTTGGGTGATGGAGGCGATTTGCGAACACCTTGAGGCGATTACTCGAGGCGAGTTCAACAAGTTTCTTTGCAATGTCCCGCCAGGTTGCGCCAAAAGCCTTATCGTAAATGTCTTTTGGCCTGCGTGGGAGTGGGGGCCGCAGGATTTGGCGCATCTGCGCTATCTGTCATTCTCCTATTCGACATCCAATACAGAGCGCGACAACCGCCGCTTCCTAGACATCGTCAGCAGTGAGCTTTATCAGCGGCTTTACCCGCATGTGGCGTTGCGCAAGGTCGGCGAGGTGCTGGTTAGCAACGGCCATCATGGCTGGAAAATGGCTTCGTCCGTTTCGGGTACATCAACCGGCGCCAGGGCGGATCGCGTGCTGTTCGATGATCCGCACAACGTCAAATTCGCCGAGAGCGAGGTGATCCGAAAAGGTACGGTGCGCTGGTTCCGTGAAGGCATGAGCAACCGTCTCAATGACCTCGGCACATCGGCGATCGTCGTGATCATGCAGCGGGTGCATGAGGACGACGTATCGGGCGAAATTCTCGAGCACAATCTGCCCTACGTCTGGCTGATGGTGCCGATGGAGTTCGAGTCCGATCGCAAGTTTACCAATGAGCATGGTTGGACCGATCCGCGCACGTATGACGGCGAACTTGCGTGGCCAGATCGGTTCCCAGCAGCCGATCTGCTGGAATTCAAATCACAGGCGTACACATGGGCCGGGCAGTATCAGCAGCGCCCCGAGCTCCGCGATGCGGCGCTGTTCAAACGCGAATGGTGGAATATCGAGAGTATCCCGTTCGGCAAGAGCCCCCCGCAGCCGACCTTTGTTGTTGCCTCGCTCGACAGTGCATACACGAAAAACGAACGCAACGATCCGAGCGGATTCAGCGTGTGGGGAGCCGTGCCGGACAAGCAGGGCAACAATCGTCTGTTCTGCTATGGGGCATGGCGCAAGCATCTCGAACTGCATGGCCCGACCATCGAGCGCGAGCCGAACGAGCTTCCGCAAGCCTATAAAGACCGATGCCGACCGCATTGGGGCTTGGTCGAATGGGTGACCGAGGATTGCGAGCGGCTCAAGGTGGACGTGCTGCTGATCGAGAACAAGGCTAGCGGCAAATCCGTCGAGCAGGAGTTCCGCCGCTTGTTTGCCGGTCGGAATTTCGCGGTTCGACTGGTCGATCCGGAGGGTGACAAGTGGGCGCGTGCGGTGGCGCAGGCGCACTTGTGGGCCGATGGCGCGATCTGGGTTCCCGGCAGTCCATCGAACCAGGATGATCCGAACAGCGGATATATGCCGCGTGACTGGGCGCAGGTCATGATCGACGAAATGGCGGCGTTTCCTAACGGTCGTTTCCGGGACATCACTGACAGCGTGACGCAGGCCATGAAATACCTGCGCGCGATGGGCCTTGCCGTGCGCCGCGAGGAGCGACAACAGATGGATTTGGAGCAGATGCGCTATCGCAAGCCGTTGCCGCCGATCTATCCGGACGCTTGATGGCTCGCGTAAGCGATTTGAGGGACAAACTCAAAAATGACTAATTCTTGCGAGGATGTGGTGACGTACCTTGATTGTGGAGCAGCCCCGATAAGCGTTCAATGGTCTTCTGAGCCAAGTCTGGCGACATGGCGACCTCAACCGGAACGCCCACGGTTGCAAGGAATCTTATGGCAATTGTTCCATTCGGCATTGAGAATGATAACAAGGGGAAACTGAACGATGACCGACACGCTGCAAGCCGAGACGCTGGACGAGGCGGATGAGGCCTCTCTGGATCACGCCGTGCTGATCAAGACCGGCATCACCACCGATGACTGGATCGACCAGATCGCCGATTGCGTGACCGGCGTCACCGATGCCGACGGCGTGCTGTTTTCCGATGCGATCGTTGATCTTATCTATCGGTTGTCCGGGGTAGCTAGCTGATATGGCCGGTCCCGGTCTCGCCGAACTCACCAACGTTATCCAATTGCTGAGACAGCAGCAGCCTGCCCAGGACCAGCCGCCCATCTTTTCCATCGAAACGCCGGACGTTGGCATCAATTTCATCGCGGGCGATGATCCGGGCGAGGATGATGATCTGGATGAGGCACCCAGCAGCGATCACTTCGACAACCTTGCCGATCAGATCGACGAATACGAGCTGAACAAGATCGCCGCCGATCTGATGGAAGGCATTCAGGCCGATCAGCGCTCGCTCGAGCCGTGGCTCAATACCCGCAAGAAAGGCATGGAACTGCTCGGGTTGGAACTGACCGAGCCGCGCTCCGATACCAGCGTCAGCCAGATCGAGAGCATGAGCACGGTGCGCCATCCGCTGCTGCTCGAGGCGGTGCTGCGCTACCAGGCCAATGCCATCGGCGAAATGCTCCCCGCTGCCGGCCCGGTCAAGGTGATGAACTACGGGCCGGAAACGCAGCCCATGATGCAATTGGCCGATGCGCTCGAAAACGATATGAATTTCTTCGTGACGACGGTCGCGAAGGAATACTACCCCGACACGCGACGCATGCTGGGCCAGCAGGGGTTCGGCGGCATCGGCATCAAGAAGGTCTACAACTGCCCGCTGCGGCGCCGTCCGGTGTCCGAGAGCGTGCCGGCCGAGGACTTCATCGTCTCCAACGCGGCAACCGACCTTAGC